GTTTTTGAAAATGTTTACAATGAAATTGATAGTGTTAAATCTAAAATTGTTAAAACAGCATGATTTATTCTATAAAAGGAACAGTTGTAAACGGACCATCACAAGATCCAATTAAAGGAGCTAAAATATCTATTTCTCCTGTTAATTTGGTATTCACAGATACTAATGGAAATTTTACTATTACTGGGAATATTCCTGAAAGTGGAAGTTTATCTATGACTATAAGTGCTGCAGGACATGAATTTATAGAACCTCCTTTATATAAAGGGAATGGGACTTTAAAAACAAATTTAGGAATTTTACAATTACAACCTATAGTTTCTTCTTTAACTCAAGAAAAAATAAAATCTACTCAATTGAGTAAAGATCAAATTAAAGAACTTTCTAGGTCTAAAAAAGATTCTACTTATTATGCTGAAGAAAAACTTTCAAATCAAATTAATATATTAAAAAATACTTTAATTCCTTCTGTATTAACTATGGTTGCTAAATTTGGTTTAACTCAAGTTTTAACTTACAAACCAAAACAACTTTTAAAACTTTTAGATCAATCAACTTGCCCTACTCAATCTGAATTAACTGATTTAATTAGTAAAAAAAATAAACTTGTTAAACAATTAAGTAATAGTTTAAAAATAATTGATATCACAACTAAATCAATAGGAGTAACAACTGGATTAATTGAATTACTAACCCAAACTAATTCCTCTCAATCAGTTCTTCTTTTATCTATACCTACTTCAACCGGTGTTCCTTATGTTCCTGGACTCTCGGTAGGGGTTATTACCCAATTAGATGATATAAAAGATGATAATAAAAGTAATATAAAACGACTAACTCAAATTAGTGGAAGTATATCATCTATTTTAATTGTTTTAAGACAATCATTAGTTCAAGCTATTGAATTACTTAATTTACTTGATCAACTAGTTGAAAAATGCTACCCCGATTCAGGTCAAGAACAAATTTCAGCTGAATTGACAGCTTTAACCATTCAACAAACAACCCAAACCTCTCCTTTAATCTCAGAATATAATGGATTTAAGTTAAGTGTTGAAACAGAACCAACTACAAATTCATTAAAACGTAGAAGAGCTATAGCAGTTAATAAACAAAATGTTGTTATGTTAAAAGGAGAATGGTCATTTAGTTCTATTGATCAGATATTAATAGATGAACTTATATTTTACATTCAGCAAAATGATTTAAAAGCTGATTAATTTAATATTTATAACCATATGAAAACTGACGGATTAAAAAAATTAATTAAAGAAGCTGTACGAGAGGCAATCCAAGAGGAATTAAAAGATATTCTTTTGGAGGCGGTTCGTCTTCCAAAACAAGTAGTTAAAGAATCATATACTCCTCCTGTACAAACATCTCAACCTTCTTATACCCCACCACCAATAGACTTTAGATCAAAATATGCTGAGGTATTAGGTGAAACTGCTTTAAGTTTTACTTCACAAGATGCTGTTCCATTTAGACCTCAATCATCAGATCCTGTAAATGGTAATTTAGGGACAGGTGAATTAGGAATGGATCAAATTATGGCACTAATGAATACTAAATAATGGCATTTAACCAACAGCAAATAAATCCTTTAGATTTAAACCCTAATGTTGCGGTTGGGATAAATTTACCTTTAAGTGGTCCTGCTGTATTTACTTCTAATTATACTACCTCTGAAGCCTTAAAAACAGATCTAATCAATTTTTTCCTTACCAACCCAGGAGAACGACCTATGAATCCAACTTTTGGGGGTGGATTGCGAAATTTTATTTTCTCTCAAATCGAAGAAGAAAATATAAACGGACTTAAAGAAAATATTGAATTTAAACTTCAAAAATATTTCCCTCAAGTGGGGATAAGTACATTGAATGTTTTACAAGATAATGATTCTAATTCATTAATAGTTGAATTAAAATATTTTATATTAAATTCTAATATTCAAGATACTATAACACTCCAATTCTAAAATGGCTACAACAAATAGAGACATAAAATATATTAACCGTGATTTTTCAGACCTTAGGGCACGTTTAATAGAATATGCTAGAACATATTTCCCTCAAACATATAATGACTTTACTCCTTCATCAGTAGGAATGATGTTTATGGAACAAGCATCTTATGTTGGAGATGTTTTAAGTTTCTATTTAGATAACCAATTTCAAGAAACATTTACCCAATATGCTCAACAAACAAATAACGTATTTGAATTAGCATATATGTTTGGTTATAAACCTAAAACAACAGGTGTAGCCCAAACAACAATTGATTTTTATCAACAACTTCCATCTATTGATGATGGTACAGGTAATTATGTGCCTGATTATTCATACACTATTACTATTGGAGAAAATACTGTAGTAACATCCCAAAATGGAACTTCCTTTTTAATCCAAGACAAAGTCGATTTCTCAGTTTCGAGTTCTTTAGACCCAACCGAAGTAACTATCTATCAAATTGCTGGTAACATTCCTCAATATTTTCTTCTTAAGAAAACTAGAAAAGCTATTTCAGCTACCATAAATACAACTTCTTTTACTTTTGGGGCCCCTCAACAATTCCAAACAGTAAATATTAATGATGCTAATATTATTAAAGTATTAGATATCACTGACTCAGATGGTAATAAATGGTATGAAGTAGATCATTTAGGTCAAGAAATGGTATTTGATACTGTAAAAAATACTAACATATATGATCCTAATGTAAATGGAGATACACCTTATTTACTCCGTTTAAGAAAAGTAGCTCGTCGTTTTGCTACAAGATTTACATCACTTTCTAATTTACAACTTCAATTTGGTGCTGGATCCCCAACTACTGTTACTGAGGAAATTACTCCAAATGCTGATAATGTAGGTATTGGTTTACCATTTGAACAAGATAAATTAACAACAGCTTATTCCCCAACTAACTTTTTATTTACAAATACTTATGGTATTTCACCTTCAAATACAACATTAACTGTTAGATATTTAACTGGTGGAGGAGTTGGATCAAATATTGAAGCCAATACTTTAATTAATTTAAATACAGCTAATACTAAATTTAATAATGTAAATTTAAACTCTACTACTGCTAATTATGTATTTAACTCTTTAGCCACTAACAATTTAGAAGCAGCTTCAGGAGGTAGAGGGGGAGATACATTAGAAGAAATTCGTCAAAATACATTAGCTCTCATTGCTTCCCAAAAACGATCAGTTACAGCAGATGATTATTTGGTTCGTGCTTTAAGTATGCCTTCTGATTATGGGTCTATTTCTAAAGCATTTATTGAACAGCCAAAATTAACAGATAATCAAGTTTCTACAATTGAAACTCTTAATTTATACGTTTTATCTTTAAATGCTCAAGGTCAATTAAGTGTAGCTACTGATGATTTAAAAAATAATTTACGCACTTATATGTCCCAATATAGAATGATTGGAGATAATATTGAAATTAGAGATGCATTTATTATTAACATTGGGGTTGATTTTGAAATTATAGTTTTACCTGAATATAATAATAATGAAGTTATATTAGCATGTATTACGGCATTACAAGATTATTTTAGTTTAAATAATTGGCAAATTAACCAACCTATATTTTTAAGAGATCTATATATTTTACTTGATAGAATTAAAGGAGTTCAAACAGTTAAAAATATCTCTATTTCCAATAAAGCTGGAACCACTTCAGGATATTCACAATATGCTTATGATATAGCAGGAGCTACTCAAAATCAAGTAATTTATCCTTCATTAGACCCTAGCATTTTTGAAGTAAAATACCCTAATATTGATATAAAAGGTAAAGTAGTTCCTTTATAACACCATATTTATAATAAAATATATAAATGGCTGTATATAAACTTTTTCCCCTACAGGACACTACCTTATACTCTGCTTATCCTACGATGAATACAGGACTAGATGCTATTTTAGAAGTATCTAGTAAATTAGATGTTAGTGGGGAACCTGATGTAGCTCGCTATTTAGTCCAATTCGATCAAGAAGAAATTTTAGATATATATTCTAATAAAATTGGTATTAACCAATATGATGTATATTTAAAAAATTTCATCGCTGAAGCTCAAGGAGCTAATCAAAATATTCTTTTAGAAATCCTTCCTATAGCCCAATCATGGAATAATGGTACAGGATATTATTTAGATAATCCTATAGAAACTAACGGAGCTTCTTGGATATATTCTAATTATAGTGGATCTGGAGTTTGGAGTATGACAGGATCATATTCTGGATCAAGTGGAACTTATCAGTACACAGGTTCATATGATCCTCTTTATTCAATTGCTGGTGGTGGTAACTGGTTTTATGATCCTAATGGAGGATTTTATGTTATTGTAGGCTATGTATTCCCAGGCTATGTAGCAACATTTTATCCTAGTAGCTCAGCTAATTTAAATTTTTATCCTAGAAGTATTAAAGATCTTGAAGCTAATGTTAATAATATAGTTGATGGGTGGGTAGGTGATGCTATTCCTAATTATGGATTCTTAATTAAATTAACTGGTTCTTTAGAATTTAATACTAACCAAGATGTTCAACCTGTATTTAAATATTATAGTGTTGATACAAATACAATTTATCCTCCATGTCTTGAATTTAGGTGGAGAGATTATGAAACAGTATTAACTGGATCAGCTACTGGAAGTATAGTTACTACTTCTAACATTAAAATGTCCCTTGCTGAAAATCCAGGTGTTTTCTTTCCTGAAAGTGTAAATAGATTTTATGTTAATGTAAGTCCTTTATATCCAACTAGAGCATATCAAACATCCTCTTTATACACTAATTTAAATTATTTACCAACTGCTTCGTATTACGCCATAAAAGACTTGGATACCAACGAATACGTTGTTAACTTCGACGACAATTATACTCAAATTAGTTCCGATTCAACTGGTAATTATTTTGATATTTACATGAGTGGTTTAGAACCTGAAAGATATTATAAAATTTTAATTAAATCTACAATTCAAGGTTCTACAATAATTTATGATGATCATTACTATTTTAAAGTAGTTAACGGATGAGCGAAAATGTAAATTTTAGTAAACAAGTATTTAATAAAGGACAATATACTAAAGTTATTGATACCTCCTTTAAACAATTAGGAGTCCAATCAATCCCAGAACAAATTGCAGCTCAACCCACAGTAAATGATTTTTTTGATCTTTACAATGAACTCTTCTATAATATACCAGAATTAGGAGAAACTAATTCACATGAATATTTAATTAAAACAAGTAGTGAATATATTAATTTTGAAGCAAATCAAGAAGAAATAGCTGCTTTACAAGCTGAAATTGCTCAATTAAGAACTGAATTATTAGATACTCAGAAACAATTAGTAGATCTACAAACAACATTAGCTAACCCACAATAATGGCGGCAGAAATTGTACAAATAAATACTCAAGATTTTACTTCTCAAAATTATGAGGGGCAAGATGTTA